TTGGACTCAAAGCGACCAGACTGTATGGGCGATGGCATTCGTTAATTATGGTCTAAAGCAAAATGGATATCGCTATGTTCAAACTCCACATCCAAGAGATCTTGAAATTCGATTTGAAGATTATAGATTTAGTCGTGTAAAACCAGAGGATGCTCGAGCAGGAGACGTGGTTCTTTGGGCTAATGATCACGTCAACTTTGTTTATGAAAATATTAATGGAACTCTTAGATTCGTCGGTGGAGCGCAACCACCAGACTCAAGATTAGACATCGGAGACGGTCGTATTGGCGATGTATCTATTGTTGGTGATGGAGGATGCCCAATTGTTACCATTCTCCGTCCTTCCAACACATAAATAAATAACGGTTAGAGGAACCATAAATGTCAAGAACGGCTCGCGTATATTCGGATTTGGATTTAAATTTTAGTAAACATCCAATTACAAAAGATGTCTCGCTAAAATTAAACGAAAACGCAATCATTGGGTCAATTAAAAATATTGTTTTAACAAATTTTGGTGAACGACGATTTACACCCAACTTTGGAAGTAATATTCTAGCGATGATGTTCGAGCCTCTAGACGACATCACGGCATATAACATTAGAAAAGAAATTGCGACAAGCATTTCAAACTATGAGCCTAGAGTTAAATTAGACTTCATAAATGTTGTTCCCAATTTTGATAGAGATGGATTTGATGTGACTGTCAGATTTTATCTGCTTAATTCCGTCAAACCAATAACCACAAACTTATTTCTACAAAGGTTAAGATAATGGCAAATGTCGAGAGTAAACTAGTAATCTCTGAACCTGATTTCTTTTCAATCAAAACTAGTCTAAAGAACTTTTTAAAGTCTCAGGATACCTTTGTAGATTACGATTTCGAAGGTTCAACACTTTCACAACTTATTGACCTTCTAGCATATAATACGCATTATCTGTCATTTTACATGAACATGATTGCGAATGAATCATTTTTAGACACTGCAGCTCTCCGCAGTTCTGTGGTATCACACGCTAAAATGCTTGGATATACTCCCTCTTCAATTCGCTCTGCTCGAGCAAGAATTGATTTGACGTTCTCACAAACGAATAACCCAGGTGTGTCAAGTATTACATCTCTAACATTACCTAGATTTACACGATTTGCTTCATCTGCAGTCGATGGAGTAAATTACACATTTACTAATCTAGACGAAGTAACAGTAACAAAATCAAATAACGCTTTTACATTTAGCGATTTAAGTATCTATGAGGGTAATCCTGTTTCGCAAGTGTTTATGTACTCCCAACAGATAAATCCACTTCAAGAATGTAAACTACAAGATACTAACATTGACACCTCTACAATTGAAGTTATCGTACAAAATTCTTCTGTTGATTTGACACAAGTAACCTATACATTAGCAACTGATGCAACTACTGTAACATCCTCAAGCAAAGTTTTTTACCTAGATGAATTTGATGAAGGTAAGTATAAAATTTATTTTGGTGACGATATTCTAGGTGCAAAGTTATCTGATGGTAATATGGTCATTGTAAGTTATTTGATCAGCAACGGTGAAAAATCAAATAAAGCAACAAACTTTACATTGCTAGACTCTGTTGGTGGATTGTCTAGTGGATCTGTCGTAGTTGATCAAGTTGCTTCTGGTGGCGCAGCAATTGAATCTCTTGATAGAATTAAAAATCTTGCTCCAAAAACATATGCATCAAATGGTCGAGCTGTAACAAAGAATGATTACATCGCGTTGATCCAACAAAGATATCCTGCATTCGAGGCTGTCAATGTTTGGGGTGGTGAAGAAAATACTCCACCAGTTTATGGTAAAGTTTTCATTTCTGCAAAACCATCTGCGGGTTATGAAATATCACGAACTGAAAAAGATTACATCATTAACGAAATCATCAATCCAATTAGCATTCTAACAGTGACGCCTGAGTTTGTTGATCCAGATTTCAATTATCTAAACTTGAATGTTCGCGTAACTTATGATCCAACAGCAACAACATTAACACCAGGTGAGATTTCAACACTAGTTCGTACTCGCATTAATAATTATGCAAATACTTATCTTGATCAGTTTAATTCATACTTTAAGATTTCAAGATTGATGCATGAAGTTGACATGGCGCATCCATCAATAATTAGTAACGACGTTGATGTTAAAATTGAGAAACGTGTGACTCCAGTTCTTGGTGTATCTAGAAATTATGTAATCAAGTTCTTTACAGAACTAAAACGTTCAACAGGAACAGATCGCATCAGTTCAGCTCCAGCATACACTGCATATGATAATGAAGGAATTCTTCGTGAATTCTACTTCGAAGAAGTACCGCTATCATCAACAGGTGTGTCAACAGTTCAAGTCATTCTTGGTGGATCAAATTTGACTACAACTCCGAGATTAGATGTTATCGGTGACGGCATCGGCGCATCATTGAGAGCAGTTGTCACAAACGGCAAAATAACTTCTGTGATTGTAGATAAATCAGGTTCTGATTACTCAACAGCATCAATCAAAGCATATGATCAAGATGACAACTTATTAACAAATGTTGTCTTAAAACCATTGATTGAAAACACAACTGGTAAGTTAAGATCATACTACTTCGATAACAACAATATTAAGATTGTGTTTTCTGAAAATGCTGGTACAATTGACTATTTGATTGGAACGATTACACTATCTCAATTTAATCCATTAGATGTTAAAGATAGTTTCAAGATCTTAAGATTCTATGCAGCACCAAAAAATACTCTGTTTAATTCTGAAAGAAATACAATCATTACATTGGATATCGATAATCAATCACAAGTAACAATTGATGTTATTAAAGTAACCTAATATGTCAAGTCTGAATAGAGTTTCAACACTTGTAGAATCGCAGTTACCTGAGTTTATTCGCTCAGATTATCCTGTATTCGTCGAGTTTTTAGAAAAATATTATGAGTTTTTAGAGCAGCCTGGAAATCCAGTCTACGAATTAAAAACATTCCAGAATAATTATGATATTGATTTGACGAGAGAAGGATTGCTACGATATTTTCGTAATAAGATTCTGCCATCATTCCCAGAAGAATCTGAGTTAACAACTGAAAGAATCATTAAATCAGCTCGAGATTTCTACACCAAAAAGGGCACACCTGATTCTTTTCAATTTTTATTCAGAGTTCTTTATGATAAAGATCTTGACATTTATTTTCCTAAACTACAAATCTTTAAAGCCTCTGATGGTAAGTGGGTTCTTCCACAAGCATTTCGCCTATCATCATCACCAGCAAATGAATCAGTGAATCTTAATCTGTTAAAGAATCAAAAAGCAACAGGTTCTATTTCTCGCGCCACCTGTATTATTGAGCGTGCATACAAAACTATTGATCTTGCAACCAACAGAGAAATTTATGAAGTGTATGTTTCTAGTATTACAAGAACATTTACGAATAATGAATTGTTAGAGATTCCATACATTGATGAAAATGGCGATGCTCAAGTTTTCAGTGAAACGATTATTGGTAGTATTTCAAACATTAAAATTAACCCAAGACGTAGAGGTAGAAGATATATTCCTGGTGATCCTGTCGTAATCAATGGCGGTCAAAATTTAAATTCCTTAACGAGACAAAAAGCAGTCGCTTATGTCGGTAACGTAACTACAGCAACAATCGACAGTGTGTTGATTACAAAAAGGGGTTATGGATTTAGAACGTTCCCAAATTCATTCATCGATATCATTACTGCTAATCCAATCACTGGCGCATTAGATGGCACTGGCAATGGTGTACTCGCGAATATTACAGTTGATTCTTTACAAACTGGTGCAAATATTACTATCGATTATTGCACAGATTCTATTTTCTATAAAGCAAATCTTGGAATAAATTCTACAGATTACGACTTTCCAAATACTGCACCAACAGACTTGTTCTTTGCTGCAACTTCTGGCTCTACGCAGCTCGCAGTTAATATTGCAAACGATCCATCATTGAATGTGACCAATGATTTCTATAATGGTCGTGTTATTAAAGTCGTTGAGGGTACTGGTTCCGATGGATCTGGATCTAAAATTAATACTGTGGTTATTGCAGATTATACTGGTGCAACACGAATTGCCACATTGAATGCAAATACTTCAATCCAAGGAACAGTTAATATTTCTGGTGTGAATGTTTATGCAAACACGACCTATCCTAATATTGCAGACTTTACAGCTGGTGAGCCTGGATTCTATACCTATCTCACAGCTGGTAAGACGATTGAGATTAATGGTGAATTGCGAACAATTAATGCTGTGATGAATTCAACTCATCTTGATGTCACTGTCGCATTCTCAAGTTCAGCAACCGATAAAAAATTAAACGCGAATTCTACACTAACTTCAACTCTAGACGGAACAAGTAGTCTACAACTCACCTCTTCTGCAGAAACAGGTGTAGGAAGTGCATTCAGTTTTGAAACTCTAAACGTTGCTCCAATTGGAACAACAGTGATTGTTTCTGGTGGCGCTGACTTCGAAGGCGATCCTCCAGCAACACTTAATGTTGTTGCCATGTATGAAAGCGATTATTCGTCAGAAGGATTTATTACATTAAATCCTGGAAGCCACTTCAACTACAATAACGTCAACGCATCAATTCGATTCTCAGGTGCAGGATTCTCGTCCACTGATGGTTGGTATGTTGGAAGAAGAATTAAACTTGAAAGTCAGTATCGAAGAATTATTGCCTATGATGGAGCAACAAAAACTGCTTTCTTAAACAGAATTTTTGAAACGAATATTAATCCAATCAATATTCTGTCGAAGACAATGCGTTTAGACAATCGCCCTTCCATTCTCGGAATGGGTCAGATTGCAAATGTTGAAATTAGTTCTGGCGGCACAGGATACATGGCTGGTGATCCAATTACTTTTATTGGCACTGGTTATGGAGCAGCTGCTCAAGTCCAATCCATTGGCGTTGGTGGTGCTGTTGCTGCTGTAACACTCACAAACAGAGGTGCTGGATATTTTGTGCCACCAACCGCAACTGCTGGTGGTTCTGGTACTGGAGCAACATTTAATGTTGTTCTAGTTGGCGATGGTGAAGATTTGACCGCAAATGCATCATCTCTTGGTGCTATTATCGACTTTAATCTTGTAAATCGCGGCTCCGATTATGTCTCAACACCAAATGTTTCACTGAAGATTTACGATTTGTCTGTTACTGGAAACACAACAAACATTTCTTCGATACAAGAAAATGATTTTGTCTATCAAGGAACTCCATCTGCTCAAACCTTCACAGGAATTGTTGATAGCGTTCTAGAATCTAATTCAATTATTCGTGTGTTCAACTATTCTGGTACACCCGTCGGCGGTGATGTGGTGGTTACAAGAACAGATTTCACAGGAACAGTAATTAATGTTCACAATAGTGGAATCATTATTGCCACTGCAAATGTTAGCGGCAAACAATATCCATATCGTTACGGTAATGGCAGAGCAAGAGCCAATGCAGAGTTCTTAAATGGATTGATTCGTTATAATGGATTCTATCTAAATACTGATGGTCATATCAGTTCAGATAAGCGATTGCAAGACGATGATCGTTATCATAATTTCTCTTATGCATTATCCTCTGAAGAAAGTTTTGATACTTACAGAAAAACTATCTTTGATGTTGTTCATCCAACAGGAACAAAACTTCTTCCGATTCACGTCATCCCTGAAGATTATAAAGCTGAAGCAAATGTCAGTTTAAATCAAGATGCTCTAATTACTACAGATAACACATTAATCGGTAACTGCTCAGTTGCTTTCAATTCTAATAATGTAATTGGTGGTTTAGAAAACTTTGATACAATTGCAAATGTTAATGATCTAATTGTCATCAACTCAGCTAATACACACAGATCATTCAATAAGATTATCACAGTAGTCGCTAATAATAACTCGCTAAATATTGAAAGTCCTTGTGTGATGGTTGGCGAGGGTCGTGCTCATATTTCTAGTGGAAATGCAAGCATTGTCATTAAAGGTAATTCTAACATTATCGCAAGATTTATTTCTACTAATGATAGGATTAGACTGAAGGTTGATGGAAGCACACTACTCCGCTCAATCAACACAATTTCTGGTAATGTTGTTACACTTAATAGCAACGTCGGCATTACGAATACTACGAATCTCACGATTGATACAACAAACAAATTTAACTACGGTAAGGAAACGGTTCCTGCTCTTGTGTACGAAGTTATTCCACAATTTAGTAACGTCGACTACAAGATCATAAGAACGAATTGAGGATAAAAGATGTCATCATTATTCACTAGAAATTTTGGTATTTTCAATGCTCGAGCATTCGAATACTACGTCTCGGCTGCATTAACAAATCTATATGTTTGTATTGGTCGCCAACATGCATGGGCTAATGGTGATACTGTTCCAACACCTGTTGAGTCATCAAATAATTATTATTCAGTTTGGAATGACCTTATCGCTGTCAAGAAAGTAACTGCTTCCGACATGAATCTCGTAGTTCCAAGAGTCGACTGGGCTAATGGAACGACATATGTTGAATATACTCAAGATTTAAATCTATTCTATAAAGCAAACACATCAAATGTGGCTTATGATAATAAGTTTTATGTAAGAAATAACAAAGATCAGGTGTTCAAGTGTTTATTTAATAATGCAAATGCTAACTCTACGATCATGCCAGAAATTGATGTCGGTGGTCAGCTACCAGAAAATCCATATGTTGAAACAAGTGATGGATATCGATGGAAGTATTTGTATAA